CTCATAAACGATCCAAGCTCCATCAACTTTGAAAATATCACCAAATATATCAGTTATATAATCAAAAGCATGCATAGCCGTTGGGTGTGAGTTCGGGGTCTTGACAAAATCATCTTTAGAGATAGAAATACGCGCTATTGCCCGGGCAGCGATATATAAGCCGCCGTCGCCATCGTCTTCGACATCAGCATCTACATTCAAAATAGCATAACGCTCATTCCAATCAGTCATTATGTTTGCAACTTCTTCTTCCCATCTGCCGGCCATTCCAGAGATAGCATTATGATCTAAGGTATCTTCGGTGGCGGTGTCCTGTTTCATAGAGCCATCAAAGCCACTAACGTGCTCTACACCTAATAATTTCGACATAAGCGCTCTTCTACCTGCGGCGTTGGCCGTATCTTCATAAGAACCTCCAAAAATCATAAATTTGTTTAAATCAATCTTGCCATCTTCTTTTGGCATGTTTTCTATGACTTCTTGCTGGTTTTCTCTCGCCCAAGCAATCACTCTGTCCACAAAACCGGGTATATTTGCCCCATATACGCGTTTTTCTGGCATTGCTACCTCTGTACCTTCGTCATAGCGCTTAGGGCGGTCAGTGTCGTAATAACGCACTTGACGGAGCCTTGTGCGGCTTACCGGGGTGAGTCCTATACCAATATGACTGCCCCTGAACTCATCATCGAAGATTTCACCCTCTTGAATGGCATTTTCGGCCTCTCGTAGACCGCTAGAGTCGGTTTGTTCGAGCAAATCTTCAGTTGGGACGACATATGCGATGGCACCATGGCCTTGGGCTTCGGCGAGGGCGCACTTATAGTAAGAGCCTTGGGTAGATCCGCGACTTGGAGGGCTATGACAAGAGGTAATCTTGTTAAAATCGCTCATTCTCATCACATCAACCGGAGAACGGGTCAAAATGATGGAATATTTGTCATTTGTGAGTTCTCCGATGTTCTTTTTGATATATCCGGCGTTTTCTTGCCAATATTTGGCTAATATCGGCATTTTAGTGTGATTTCCCTTCTGGGCTTCCTCATATCCAGTATAAAACTTGTTTAAACCACCCATAGAGGTGAAACCTACGTATAATTCGAGTCCATTTTGGATTTGGTAATACCTTTTGAGCTGTTCTGCCGTAAAAGCCTCCTTTATTTGCCCCACAGAGAAGGCTACACCGTATCCAGCCGCGGTTGCTCGGTCTTTATAGACGTGTTTGGCGACTATTTGCCTCATTTCCTTAAAATCTCGCAATAATTTGTCTACTTTTGCGAAATATTTGCCGATTTTCATCTGAAACTTGCGATTTACCTTCTTTGTGCGGTTCTCACGGTGCGGATTTACCAGAAAGTCTATCATGGCTTCATCATTCTCGATAGAATTCTCTGTCCACTCTCTTTGAGCCGAAACCATCCCTTTTTCCCAATCAACATTCAATTTAAGTACCTGATCAAGCTCTTCTGCGAATTGCCCAAGCTCAGATTGGTTATCCATGGTCGGAAAGTTGATAATAAGGCGGTTTTTGCCGGCAAATAGTTGATTAAACGCCAATTCGTCGGGTCCTAGGTCATCTAAGACGTCTTTTACAATCTCATACTCGTCTTCATCGAGTTCCCGAAGCAATTTTTCGGGTTTTTTGTCGGAAATATCGAAATTTTCCAGTAATTGTGCTGTTTTTAACAGAATTTGTTCGTCATTTAGCATTTTTAGACATATCCAGGGCTTTCTCTAATAAATAGATCGGAATTTCGGTATCATCTATGTCTTTTATCTCTTCAATTGACGCCCATTTATAGTCATCATGTTCTATCTCATCAGTTTCTGGGTTGGGAATATTCACATTGACATTGCCTGACCATTTTTTTGTTAAAAAATAGTGCTTTTTTGTCTTCGGTGCTCCCAAATATATTAAATCTTCTATAGAACACGTTATCCCCGCCTCCTCTTCAAGTTCGCGGATAGCTCCGGCTTCAATTGAATTGTCTTTATCATCAATATGGCCTCCTGGCATAGTCCAAGATCCGACCCTATCATCAATATTTGAGCGTCTTAAAATCAAAAATTGCTGTTCACCATTTAAACAAACAACAATACCCACAGTCTTTAGCTCACCTTCTGTGAGAAAATCATTCCATTTGTTTTTCATTTGCAAGCTTTAGGGTCTTTCCCTTGGTATCCCATACAAAAGCCCTTAAGTGCCTTGTCTATATTTACCTTTGTTATCGGCGCAACCCAAATCATATTCTCTTGAACCTGTATATCTGGATAATACTCTACGTCTACCCCATATAATATACCAACTTGGCGCCCCTTTGTATCATATATCATAGAACCCGAACAGCCAAACCACCCATATGTTTGTAGAATTATATGTTTTCCAATTCCGGGCCCATTTTCGTATCCAGCGACTCTTCCCGTGAACGACATCAACTTGTGTGTGGATGGATATCCAGAATATATCACACTTGTGCCTACCCCAGCAACAGAGTCGAGGGGATTATATTTCATAGGCTCTGTTGTCCTAAATTCAGTTCTTAAGTAAAGAATTGCTATATCGCTTTCTTGATCTGAATATATTAAAGTCGCCAAGTGTGACTCTTGTTTATAGGTTATAAGGTAATTGACCCCAAGAGAGCCATTTGCAACATGTTGTGCGGTGAATATCAAATTGACGTCCTTATATTTTATATATGCACCGGAACCATGCCCGCCAGTAAAAGGTACCGTGATTCTAACTGCAGCTTGCCGCACCTTTCTCTCAACAGTGTTGTTGATAGTTTCGACGTGATCAACCGGAATTGTTGGTTTATATTCCACACTCCAGGCCACAGAAGGCGCAAGAAACATAGTAATGATACCAATTAGTTTAAGCACCGGTGTCCCCTCCTTCGTAATATCTATATCCTATCTCCACTAACGTGCCGCCGCTAGGAACCGTATTAAAGTAAACTGTATTATCAACTTCTGAATATGTCCACGTAATCATTCCAGGCTCAACCAGTGAGCCGTTCATAAAAACTCTTACAGAATCGGCCACTGCTGTATGTGAAAGGGTCCAAGATTCATGAGGCTCAACAGAAGCCGCGGCGTCTGCAACACCGGCGGTCCAATCATCGGCACATATATCAATAATATTTCCTCCGAACGCATTAGTGACATCCATGTATCGCGTGCCAACATCTATTGGGCTAACGTAATCACATAAAGTCTCAGTGGTATCATGATTAACAATACTAGCGATAAACACCGATCCCCCTCGCAAGCCTCCGTACCAACTGATAAAATCATATTCATCGACGAAATGGTCATCACTTTGCTCCTGCTCGTCAGAAACAAAAACAACCAAAAGGCCAGCGTCGGGCCTCATCCATGTGGCGGAATAAGAATTGTTGATAACATACTCATAAACAGCATCAAAACCCTCTTCTCTGCCACCTCGACCCATGGCACTATACATTGCCTCTGCATCCAAAATATCGTCCCCGGGAACCAAGGGGAATTGATTTTCAAGCACAGCTCTGCTTGGATCATTTGATATCATTGCTAAGCGCCAACTAGTTGGAGGAAGCGCCCCCAACATCACTTCAATGCCTGCCATCAGCTGTGCATCAAATCTGTGCATTGAACCAGAAGTATCAATCACCCAAAGAATATCGATCCCGTCAACCGTATTGGGTTGTGTAAAGGAGTCCACCCATATGAGACCCGGGTCATCCACCGCGGTATCTTCAATATATACGGGCACCTCAATTTCAATATATACCGGTACCTCAACTTCTACCTCAACTTCTTCAGTGACGGTCTCAGTAATCGTTTCCGTTTCGGTGACAACAATATATTCAGTTTTTGTTTTTCCTGTTACGATGCAGTAATCGGTATAGCATCCCGCTACGATGGGAAGCGCTAGCAAAAAATGAAATAATTTATGATACATCCTACAATAACTATCACTAATTTGAGTTTGGCTCCCTTAATAAAGCAAAACTTAACAACATCATGTTAATAATTGACAGACACGAGAGTTCAAAACCGGCATCCCCGGTGAGAATGAAGGTGGCAAAGATGAGAAGTAATATATTAACGAAAAAGGCCACAATACTTAGCATAAAGAATATTTGGCCAATTTTAGAAAACAATCTTTTCACATAGTAACTACATTTGACAGAACTAAGAAGAGATAATTTCCAAATTCAAAGGATAATGTAACTGAACATCAGAAGTCTCAAACATATAAACCGGAAGCATTGGAAATAGTGTTAATTGTTCAACCTTCTGTTCCCCGACTATAAAGCCATATTCATATTCATCATCGCCTCTATAGTTGGTTGTGCGCACTTTTACAAGGTCGCCAGGCTTATGACTTGACTTTATTATGGCGCCACCTCGAAATACGCCGTCGTGTAAATCGCGAATTTTTTTGGTCAAATTTTTTTCCTAAATTTTTTCATTTTTTAATTAGCCAGTGTAATGAGAAAACACACCAGCGACAACAAGGTTTATCAAGCCAGACTCAGTATAAGGCGCACGCCTATTAGATTCCGTGGTTGCAGGGCCAGACCATAAAATGTCCCAAGCCCATATTTTAATCTCGTCGTCTTCATATAGATCATTTAATACATCATAACGATACAGCAACAACCCCACATCTCCAGTGGTTTTATCGATAACAATATCGCCAGATTTCAAAGAAAGCTTAAACACAGACATATGCCTTAAATAGCATGTCCAAAGCCTTTCTAATTATACTTTAATTCGATCAATAATATAAGGATGTTGTAAAGAAAGATCTTTATAAAGCTTTTTCATCACCTTTTTGGTAATGTCGCCAATGTTCTCTTTTGTCTCTTTCGAGCTTAAAGCTTTTTCTAATTCATCTTCCAAAGCCTTTTTCAGTTCTTTCTTGAGAGACTTATCGAGTTCTTTCGCAATTAATGCACGAATTTCAGTTTTGTCAGCAGCAGAAAGCTCTTCAAGCACAATGGTTTTTATATCGTTCTCAGACGGCATATTAACAACTCCCTCTATAAATAGTACCGAAATCTTTAAGGTGCTCGATGCACTAGCTTTATGTTATCTACTACTACTGTTTCTACTTTGTTTCTTTTGAACCAATAGATTTCGTACATTATCTTTGACAAATATCCTGGTACAGTACCGAGTATTACCCCAAGCGTTTCCTCGCGCTTAGTTACGTACGCGTAGTCTGGTGAATACTTGTAACCAATGAACGTTACCAAATCGCCAATTTCGAAGTCATATTCGGTATAAGCTTCACCCACATATTAAATATACGCGCGCAAGGGAATCGCCGGTGCTATCCGTAATGACTTAATCTTTTAATAGTATGCATCCATAAGCGCTCCATACTCGGATACGTACGTTTAACCCACCAAATTCTAGCCATATTCATTTTAGGATCTCCTAAATTATTAGGATCATCAAATAGTTCCATTACAATTGCAACACCGCCGTGACACGTGCACGTTACCAAATCGCCAACCTTCAAGTCATGCTTAGGCGGTATTTCGAAAAAGTCTTTCACATTCTCTAGGAATCCCACCTATTAACTAGCTGATGACTTATTCTTTTTTATCTCTTCGTTCAATGTTCTGTCACATTCCGGACAAACAGCTGGCAGCTTTATTACCATTCCTGTCCCACAATGCGCGCAGGTGTATTTATATTTGCTCTCGCTCATACAGTAATTAGTCTCCCATATCTCAAATTTTCTCGGCGATATCGTGAACGACCTTAGCCTCAGCCAGCACAGCCAGCATATCGCAGGGACATACATCCCGGGGAGTAGGGGGGTAGGGGGTACCACCACCCCTCACCTGTCAACAAACTGTCAAATCATTTAGCACAATCATTGACACTCTTATTACATATACAGTCTTTAATAACATAACTGTACACGTATACAATCACCGGCGCATAGAAGGCTACGATAGTGCAGGTTGTAACTGCATTATTTAATAGTCTCTTAACTCTCTGCAATCTCTGTGTCATCATACAAGTCTGTGTCATTCATTAGTTTAATACTGTTTATTGTTTCAGTATTCTCGCGCATCCAACGCGCAGCAATCTCAGGGACCGCGACCATTCGATTTGAATACTGGCGCTGCTCGTCATTCATCTGCTTATGGTCAAGCAGACCGTGAAGGATGAGCATATCAACCGCAGCCGTCACATCGTCGCTGTGTATGTGCAGCTTATAACCAAACTCCTCCACGCACCATTCGGTGAAGGTCGGCAGCCAACGCTCAACAAAATGTAAAATGTCAATCTCGACCTTGTTCAGCTTGGCAGTCAGTTCGGGCGTTGTGATGGTGTGGATGGTTTCCATATATAGTGTGTCTCCTTTTAGATACACGGGGATCGGCTAATGATTTGGGAAGGCAGACACTACGGGTAGTGTGCCGCATATAGTGTGTTGGGCCTCTTTTCACTCTATGCATACATTATACCACCGCATGCAGCCAATGTCAAGCGCATGACGTCAAGCGTTTGTCAGCATATGCAGATGTCAAATGATTGTCAAAAAGAAACTTGCAAGCCGGACACATTCTGACTTGACACGAATAAAAGGTTGTCGATAGTGTGTGTGTGCATATACTAAACTCTAACACAATATAAAGCACAAACACACACAACACCATCGAACAGTAACAAAAACAATCACATAGTCAGACTATCAGATACCACCTAAACACACTTATGTATGTTGTGTGTATAGATTGTTTACTACTACACATGCAACTGTCTGTAAAGTCTTTTTAGAGTTATTGTAAAGAGTATAGTTGTCCTCGGACTTATCCACAACAACGCATAACGCTCGGGCTTTACCGTCTGATAATGTTTTTCTTCTTATAAACTCTCCGACCTTAAACATTTACAGTTCTACGCCCTTCCTTTTATATCTGTTCTCTTGAACCTTCACCCGTTCAAGCTGATAATGAGTCTCAAAGACGGAACGCATCCCGCGCACTTCCTTTGCTATCTCGTTGATTGCTATGATCGTGAACATGACGCCAATCGTCACAGCCACCAGAATAATAAACTCCATCCTATTCACCTCCTTGT